GAAAGATATGCCAAAGCAACTATTTGAAAGCAGGATAGAGAAGCTTCAAACCAAGATGAATGGCAGGTTAATTATAAAAGAGTATCCAACTGCTGGTGCGCATGTTGGTCACTTTAAAGCCTTACTAAATGAATTATCTCTAAAACGGTCCTTTAGACCAGATATTATCTTCATTGACTACTTAAATATATGTGCATCCTCTAGATTTAAACCTGGGGGAAGTGTAAATTCTTATACATATATCAAAGGCATTGCTGAAGAGTTAAGAGGTCTAGCTGTAGAATCTAATTTACCTATCGTTTCAGCTACACAGACAACGCGTTCGGGTTACTCGAATACTGATGTGGAGCTGACTGATACATCCGAGTCATTCGGTTTACCCGCGACAGCAGATTTTATGTTTGCGCTAATAAGTACAGAAGAGCTCGAAAATCTCAATCAGTTAATGATAAAGCAGTTGAAAAACCGCTACAATGATCCAACTGCTTATAAGCGGTTTATGATTGGTATTGATCGTGCAAAGATGAAGTTGTACGATTTAGAAGACATTGCTCAAAGTAATTTGGCTGATTCTGGGCAAGAGGATCAAGACCAGTCGTCGGGTTTTGGTATGCAAAATATGTTTAAGAAAAAAGACTTCTCCGGTATTAAGGTATAATAAATACTTTAAAAGGAGAACCTATGTATCTTGCACCTGTCATAGATAATGTATTAGAATCCAAAAAATCTAAGCTTATAGGAAATTCGACTTATTTTCATATTGCCGGTACTTTAAATAGAGCGTTCAAAAAGACCGTTCCTATTAAGTTTAAATATGAAACATTCTTAGATTATAGTAAAGAAGACTTTTCAGTTTCAGGTCTATACGACATGGAAAAAAATGTCAAATATGTGATCATAAATTTCTCAAAAGATAGTAAACATTTTAAAATTTCCGAGGCAAATTGGAGAGAGTTTAAGTTTGCTATTTCACAAGTGTGTCAGCACGAAACTATTCATCAAGATCAATGGCAGCATAGAGAGTTAGATGGTGAGCCTTTAACGTTAGATTTTCGTAATTTATCGGGAGATATTTCAGAAGAGAAAGAATACTTAGCTGAAATAGATGAAATTGATGCGTACGGGCATGACATTGCAATGGAGATTAAATATTGTTATCCTAATAAAAATCCTTATGATATTTTAAGAACAATTAATTCTAGAAAGAAACTTTGGTCTTACAACTATTATAAAAAGATTTTTAAAGGAGACGATTGGTCAGATATAAAAAAGAGGTTACTAAAGAAAACGTTTCTTTGGTTACCATACGTAACAGTATGAAAGGTTTTAATGGATCATGTAATTACATTTGGTGATATATTACAATTAGCGTTACTTTTGGCAGCATGTTTTGCCTGTTACGTAAGGGGAAAAATAACAGGAATTGAACTTATACTTAATGATCTGTTAAATAGAGAAAAAATTAAATTAGAAGACGTTACTGATTTACTAGATTAGTTGCACCAAAACCGTTTTTATACTATAATAGGGTATCAAAAGGAGTTATAAATGACGCAATCTAGTTCTAAGCAAAGGGTTAAAGTAGATACTATTGGTGGTGATGGTATGCAAAAATTGTTCAGCGATTATGCATCCAAAGATACTAATAGTTTCAGATCGTCTTGTATTCTAGCAATCTTACTTTCATCTGGTAGTGCAAGTACTAAAGAGAAGTTCGTAACTATTTTGACTGAAGCAAAGTCTAAAGACGTAATGCTAAAGAAAGTAACTAACTATCTTTTAGCTGGTCAAGGATTGGGTGTTTAACATTATATTATGGAGTTTTGATATGTCTTTATTTACAGTAGCTGGTGTTTCTAATAACAATGGTGTTATTAAAGTACGTTTTTGTTCTGATTATGTTCTTCGAGTAAAGAACTTGCAAAAGCAAGGCGATACCGATATTAACTTAATTGAGTTACCTAATCCTATGACCAAGGTTGATGCTTGTAACTATCTCTTAGAAAGAGATGAGTTTATACCTTTCGTTGCCGATATTATAGAAGTTTTGGGAAAGAAAGAGTTGATTAATACCCCCAAACAGCCTATAATAGAGGTTGTTAAGGAGGAAGTTATCGATCAAGAAATCGAACAACTTAAAGAATTAGCAGTCGCTTAATTTGTATAGTTTGACAGGAAAGACCGCCGCCTGTCAGATTTTTATGTTGGCGGGGAATCCTTTAAGGAAGTTAAATTATGTCTTTGCAAAACAGCGTACTCAAGACTCTTAAGTCTGGCCGTCAATTTACAGCTGGTCAAATGGCCGGTCTGTTCCGCTCTACAGAAGCCTCTGTAGCAGCTCGTATCGTTGAGCTCCGCGCTCAAGGGTACTCCATCTATAGCAATACTGCTAAGAATGGAAAAACGGCCTATCGTTTGGGTCAGCCATCACGTGCAATGGTAGCAGCAGCTTATGCTGCAGTAGGTAGTTCAGTATTTAACTGAGTTATTTAAACCGGGCGTAAATACGTCGCCGGATCCGTAACCGGCGTTTTTTATATTATGGAGTAGTTATGCCTTTATATCTCGTCGAAACAATTAATCAATTCCGTAACCGATACGTGGTAGATTGTCAGAGTGCCGAGCATGCTGATGATACAATTACTTGTGAAGAAGCAAATGAGTTTTCTCAAATGCATTTAGGTGAGACTATAGTAGCTACGCGTGAAATTACTTTAGATGAATTTCATAGAATGAATATGTCATTAAACGGAAACGGTGGCGGTAGTCGGTTTCGTCCAGAAAATGGTTCACCATGGATGGGTGAAAAAATGATTCATAAAGTAAATTATGAGGTATGAATTGAGTACATTATCTAGAATCTACCGCCAGCGTGTTTTATTTGATTTTAATAATAAAGAACATGTAACCCGTTTTCGTCGTTTCATGGTTGAAAATAGATGGGAAGACGGATGTCCATTTGAATTAGTTTGGCCATACTTAAGTATCCCGGATATGATTAAAGATCAAATTATAAAAAATTACCTTAAAATCTAATTTTAGCCCCCTTTATTGGGGGTTTTTTTATGTATAAATATATTATATTTTAAGGTTAAAAATGGGTTACGAATTACCATACAAAAAATGGGTATCTATTATAAAAGACCCAGAAGCAAAAAAGGCACTTATGAACATAAGCATGCCTGATGACGCTTTTTTTGGGGATACATTATATAAAGCAGGTACCGGTATTAATGCTAAAGCAAAAACTACAGATACAAATGTAAAGTATTTGAGTGCACTTTTTGACGCTAAAATTGTTGGTAAAGATCTAGATATTTTTTTTACAAAAACAAAAATTAGATTTATTATCTCTGGTTTATCGGCTGCAGTAAATAGAAATGCATTAGGTAAAAAATTAGCAGATGCCGGTGAATTAGCAACAGTACTTGCATTATCAAAGAAAATTGAAGCACCAGAAGATACAAAACAACCAATTTTTATAAATGACGTAAAAGCGTTTAAAGATTGGCAGCTTACTTTTAATTTAACACCTGGTGCAATAAAAACAATTTTAGGCTCTAATCCTTTATCGCAGTATACTATTTTGCACGATGCAACAGATAAGACATCATTTAAAGACGTAATTAGAGAATTTACAAGCAAAGTACATCTTACAAAAGACGCTTGGAGCCCTGCTGACATTTATATTATTAAAACAGCAAGCATTAAAAACATTGTTAACACTCTTTCTGAAATAGTTAGTAAATATGAGGCTTCAGATGATTTAATTGGTTCATTTAATTCAAAAATATATGATTACTATAAAAAGAAACAATTATTTCCTATTTCTTTAAAACAACTTGTAGGTCCCCCGTCAATAGAATATAATAATGAACCAGGGGCTATGACTATTAAAATTAACGATATTGTAATTAAAAACTTTAATTGTGATTTAAGCTTAACTGGTAAAGAAATTGGTTTATTTACATTTACCAATAAAGATACTGGTAGAGATATAAGTATGCAAGTCCGCGGGTTTCAACATGGCTACAAAACTGCACAAACAGAAATAACAAGGGATGGATCCCCAAGCGGTGGTCGACTAGGTAAAGTACCTACCAGTATAATAGATAATATTATGCAACATTGGAAATTTGAACCAGGGAGAATAAGTTCAATTTCTTATTTCGGAAACGTTTCAGAAGGTACGTTTAGTAAATTTGATAAAACCAAAATAGATGAAGTATGGAATTGGTATACTACAGTAATAGCTGACCGTAACGTTACAGCTAACCATGTACTTACAAAAAGTAATTTTGAGGGTCTTGTGAAACAAGCAAAGAAAGATTATAAAGCAGCAGAGACTTTATGTATTAAAATCCAAGGGTTATGCATTATGTATTTTTTAATTAAAAATAAAGAAGATATTAGCTTTATTATGAATCAAATGATTAACGGGGCTAAAAAGTTATCTATAAACAGTTGTTTTTTTATAAAGATTTACTAAGATGAAAACTTTCATAACTTTTATACTTAGCGAAGAAGCTGAAACAGGTTCTAAGCTCAAGCACATTACCCACCCTGAAGACCGTCCTTTAATGCATGGCCACGAAGGGTTTGAACATGCATATGGTGCCTTGCAACAAGCACATGCACATATAAAAGCTAAGGCTAAAAATAGTAAATTAACTATGAAATACGATGGTTCCCCTTCCATTGTATTTGGACATCATCCTGAAAATGGCAAGTTCTTTGTAGCTACTAAGTCGGCGTTTAATAAAAATCCAAAAATTAATCATACCGAAGCTGACATTGAAAATAATCATGGGCATGCCCCTGGGCTAGTTCATGCTTTAAAACATGCATTGAAGCACCTCTCAAAGGTAACACCTAAGACAGGAGTCTTCCAAGGGGACTTAATGCATCATGCAGATTCTAAAACTTTGCATGAAGAGTATATTTACGAGGCAAAAAAAGGCGGTAGTGTCTCCTTTACTCCTAATACCATTACATATACTGCCCATGGCCCTGATGCAGAAAAAATAAAGAAATCTAAAGTAGGTGTGGTTGTTCATCAGCAATATCATGGATCAGATATTGGAAACATGAAAGTTTCACCTCATCCAGATATGAGCCATTTTAAAGAACACCCAGATGTGCATTTACATGGCGCCGAACACGATACAGCTAAAGTAACTCACAGTGCTGCCAATGAAGCTGATTTTCATAAGCATATGGCAGCTGCTAAAGAAATTCATGATACCCATGGTGCAAAAATGTACAATGCAGTACATCCAAAGCATTCAGGAAGTACTGGGCATCTTGCTACGTATATTAATAAGACGGTAAGGCATGATGAAGTACCTAACGTTAGTGGCTTTAAAACTCATCTTAAAGACGAGCATGAAAAAATGGCTGGTAAGGTAAAGATGGAAAAATCTAAAACAGAAAAACGTAGTGAGGGTGCTTCTCAGATTGCACATGTAGAGAAGAACAAAACCCATTACGGTAACTTACTAAGTCAGCACCATCATTTAGCACAAGCAAAGAATGCGTTAGTAAGATCTCTAGATACGCATGAAGGTGGTTACACACACCATATAGGTACTAAGAAATCTAAACCAGAAGGTTATGTAGTAAATCACGAACATAAACCAGGTCATGAAGAACCTAGTAAGTTAGTTAATCGCCCTGAATTTGCAAAAGCAAATCTTTTAAAGACATATTAATTTAACTACTTCTCAAAAGCCCACATACGGATTATACGGGCAAGGCAACAGAAAATCAATGAAAACTGGTATAACATTTAAAGAATTAAGAGAAAAATGTTGGGACGGTTGGACCCAGCAAGGCATAAAAAAGAAGGGTAATAGATTGGTACCTAACTGTGTTAAAGTATCTGAAAATTTTAAAGATGGTCGTAATCCTCAGGATAAAGGTGATATGGCCAGACATGGGTTAAAAGGTAAATCTATTACTCAATTAAAAAAGGTTGTATCTTCAGACTCTGCATCACCTAGGGAGAAGCAATTGGCCCATTGGTATGTAAACATGCACAGTAAAAAGTGATAAATAAACAATCAAAATAAAGTTATTTAAAATGGCCTTTAAAGATTATTTAAGAGAAGCAGCTGAAAAACATGGTGTTCTTTCGTTTGGACGCATGAATCCTCCTACTGTTGGACACGAGGCTGTTGTTAATAAAGTACACGAAGTTGCAAAAACTCACAATGCTTCACACAACGTTGTTCTTTCGCATTCTCAGGATGCAAAAAAGAACCCGCTTGCGCCTGCAGAGAAAGTAAAGCATGCCAAGCGTGCTTTTCCTGATACCAATATTACTGCTGCCTCAAAGGATGAACCAACGATTTTACATCATGCTGCTAAAATGGGCAAAGCCGGTGTAGAGCATCTGCATGTAGTAGCCGGTTCAGATAGAGCTGATGAATTTCATAAATTGCTTCACAAGTATAATGATGTACCGTCGGCCCATGGTCACTATAACTTTAAATCTATCAAGGTACATTCATCTGGTCAACGTGATCCAGATTCAGAAGGTACAACAGGTATGTCGGCTTCTAAGATGCGTGCACATGCCACCTCTGGTAATGAAAAAGAATTTCATGCAGGTCTTCCATCAAAAATGAAACCAGCACATAAAAAAGAATTATTCAATGCCGTAAGAAAAGGAATGGGACTTAACGAATCAGAGACTGAGGCCGATTACGGTGCTGGTTACCAGGCTGCCGTTCAGCATGTTAAGACAATTGCAAAACAGGGTCCAAGGAAAGCAGTTTGGGTTCCTGCAAAGCACGGTACAGGGGGTAAGTATAGAGTAGTACCAGTAAGTTCACTACCTCCTTCGAAGCCTGTTAAATCAGAGTCAACAGAGCCATTATATCCTAGAATTTCTAATCAAATTCCAGTTTTGCTAATGACAAAAAAGCAATTGGAAGAATTTTTCGAAAATCATCAAAATCAATTAGAATTTGATGGCATTCAAACAAAACATTTTGAAATGTGTCCTACAGCATATAAATTGTTCGGGGAAATGATTGATACAATTAGAGCAAACAAACATATTGGTGAAATTTCTGGGCATCAAACTAAACAACCTGCTACACAGAATTCTGATGCATATACTAAAGTAGCTGCTGGTATGGCAGTTAAGCCTGAAAGGCTAAGACAGATGCAATTTAAACAATACGTAGGACTTTAATATGTTAGTAGACCAATTAAAAATAGTACAAGCTGATGCTTTTACTTATTATCTAAAAGCACATTTTTACCAT